GATCGTTCTGGTGATGTTGTCACTGCTGAAGCATGGGCCAAAGGTGTAGAGAATTTTAGAAGAAATCCTGTAATGCTTTATCAACATAAACATGATACTCCTATTGGGCGTATTGATAAGATTCAAGTTGATAAAAAAGGTATATTTGTTGAAGGTTCAGTAAGTGAAGCTGCTGAAAAGCTACATGGCGTACAAACTCTAATCAAAGATGGAGCTTTAAAAAGTTTTTCAGTAGGTTTTAGAGTTAAAGATGGTAAATATAATAGAGAAGATGACTCTATGACTATTACAGATGTAGAACTTTTAGAAATATCTGTAGTTAGTGTACCATGTAATCAAGATTCACTATTTTCAATACGTAAAAGTTTTGATAATGATCAAGATTATAAAGAATTTGTTACATCAATAGATGCTGATGTATCTCACGATGAACAAAAGATGATGAACGAAGTTACTGCTGGTATTACCAGTGTAGTTGGTGGTCATTATCATACTGTTGAATTAGATGCAAGCGATAATGGGGTGACTACTTATGCCTCTCATATGTCTAATCATGCACACCGCATCCTCAACGGTGCCGTGCTAAGTGCTGGGGAACCTCCGCATACGCACGATATTACTATGATGGGTGTGCCCATTCTTAACATGGAGTCAGAGGAAATTGTAAGTGAACGTCCTCTATCTCCAACAGAGGAGGAAGCAATGTCTCAAGCAAAAGACACTATTGAAGATATTGACGAAAAGACTGAATTAGAGGTGGAAATCAAAACCGATGTTACTGAAGACGCAGTCGAAGAGTCAATTGAAGTAAAAGCTGAATCTGATATTGAAGAAAAAGCAGAAGAAGTTGAAGTAAAAGAAGAAGAGGAAGAAGAACTTGTTATCAGAGATGCTGACGAAGAAATTCCAATGATTAATTTACTATCAGTAGATACTGAAAATCTTCAACATAATGATTTAGTAAACTATAACGAAAAAATGTTTAGGGTAGTTAAACTCGCAACCGCCCAAAGCCCAATCTTTAAGTTTTTAGAGATTGACTCTAATGGAAAAGACTGTGATAATGTTCTTAATGTGAATGCAGACGAACTTTCTTCACCAGTCGAAACCAAAACACAAATCGGTGAAGACAAGGATTCTAACGAAAGTCTGACTAAAGAGCTTCACAATAATTCTGATAAGGAGAATGAACCCATGGCTGATCAAGTCGTAGATACAATTAATCTCGAAACTCTCAAAGAAGAGGCAAATATCGAGACTAAGGCGGCACCTGTCGCAACCGTGTCTGAGCCTCAAGTTGCCCAACTAGTTGAAAAAACTGGCGAAGCTATTATTAAAGAGTCAGACGCACAAGAAAAAGCTGTTGCTGTTCGTGAAAACGAAGAGTTGGCAGAACTCAAAGCTCAAATGAGCAAATACCAAGATGAGATTAAGGCATTGCAAACATCTAAAATGCAATTCCAAGAAAACTCACGTAGCAATGCTCAAGCACAATATAGTGAGAAAGAAATGGCTAACGCCTATATGCTTTCGAAAATGCTCAACAGACCTGATGCATTTGACACTAAGTATGGCTCACGTATGAAAGCTGTTACAACTGTAGATCAGTTCTTAAGTAACTTCTCTAGCAATATTTATACTGAAATGGAACAGCAACTTATTATTGCTCCTATGTTTAATCGCATGGCAGTAGATGCTCGTAATTTCCGTGTACCAGTCGCTGATGAAGATACTGATGGTGATGTGGCAATGTTTGCATCGGGAACTTTCTCGACTGGAATCAACGACCAAGCTCGTGTTCCTGCAAGTAATCAAAACACTATCACTTCAGTAGACTTTACTCCCCATAAATTCATGGCGTCTACTCACCTTGCAAAAGACGAAGAAGAAGATACAGTTCTTCCTCTTATCGACTTCCTGCGTGCTGCAGCGACTCGTCGTCTTGCACGTTCAATTGATAAATCAATTCTTCGTGGTACTGGTGCTCTTGGTGGCTTTAATCAAGCTCCTTCCGCAGCTGTTACACGTAAGACTGGTATGGCCTCTGTAATTAAAGGTGTATCCCAGCTTGCTAATGACATTGCTGGTCTTAACCATGATACTGGTGGTGCTACTGCTGCTACCGCTGCTTCTATTGCTTCTGCACGTACCCTCTTAGGTAAGTATGGCTTGCAACTTGGTAATGACCTTGTATATCTCACAACTGTTGAGGGTTATAACTCTCTCGTAGCAAGTGCAGACTTTAAGACTGTTGACAGTTTTGGTCCTAACGCTACGTTCCTTACAGGTTCGGTCGGTGCAGTATTTGGTATTCCAATTGCCATTACTGAGTTCTTGGACGAAACTGCTGGTGCAGCTCAAGGTATTATCGGTACTATGATCTATAAGCCTGGCTTTATGATTGCAGAACGCCGTGGTATTGAAATTGAATCTGAGTATGAACCACGTCAGCAGGTAACTGCTATGTATATGTCAACTCGTTTCGACTTTAAAGCACTTACAACTAACGCTGCTGCTGCCCTGGATGCTACTAAGTATTCTTACGCTGTCAACGTTAATAACTAAGTTTAACTCAACATTGTTATA